AAACAATAGAGGGCAGGTTCAAGGAGCAGTTAGTCTTCAGGGGTATATCAAAACGTGGACACATAACGCTGATATATCTTAATGATAAAACAGGATCATGGACTGCAACTATAATCAGACCCACAGATCCTACATCCATGTGTGGTGTGGATGTGGGTACAACAGGGGAGGCCATAAGCAATGCTCAAAAAACCTTCTACGGTGAATGGGAAGACTTTAAGCAAAAGCTACAGTGACTTAGTCACAGAACTGGTATGGAAAGCTGCCCATGCTGATCCCACTTATGACATAGAGAGAGCAAAAGTGGTTGCAAATATTTGCAAAATACCTATAACTACGATTATGAAAGTGGTAAGACATGCTCAAAGAACACCTAAAGCAATTAGTTGGGATGTGGTCAGCAACAAGATTATACAATAGGAGACAGCATATGTCTGATGAACATGAAGGTACACGCATAACTACCAAGACTCCACTATACACGCTTGATTGGTACATCAAGTGGATAGCTAGTCTTGTGCTTATGTTTGGTATGATATTAACTGCTAACAATATCTACCCTGCTAATCTATTCTTTCACTTCATAGGAATAGGTGGGTGGCTTATCGTTGGCATGTTATGGAACGATAGAGCCTTGATGGTAATTAATACTTTCGCTTTAGCTACGTTAGCTACGAGCATGGCAAGGATCTATTTCTTTACATAAGGAGTATATATAAATATGTATAATATAATATTAACTTTAATAATAACTTACTTTATCACCTCTGTGTCTATGGGTATGGCATCTGCACGTGAGCAGATCAGGGTGGTAGGATCATCAACAGTGTACCCATTCGCAACAATCGTTGCCGAAAACTTTGGTAAGTCTACACCATTTAAAACACCTATAATTGAAAGCACTGGTTCAGGTGGTGGTATGAAAATCTTTTGTTCTGGTACAAGTTTGCGTTATGCAGATGTTACCAATGCTTCTAGACGCATCAAGAAGAAAGAGTTTGACATGTGCCAGAGAAACGGTGTAAGAGATATACTGGAAGTAAAAGTGGGGTATGATGGTATCGTGTTAGCAAACAGCAAGAACTCAAAAAGATTTGGACTGTCATTGCGTGACATCTTCTTGGCACTAGCAAAAGAAGTGCCTACCAAAGATGGTAAGACAATGCCTAACCCATACAAAACATGGAAGCAGGTAAACCCAATGCTACCTGCCACTAAGATTGCGGTACTAGGTCCACCACCTACATCAGGAACACGTGATGCATTTGTTGAACTAGCAATGGAAGGAGGATGTAAAACATTTAAGTGGATCAAAGCCTTGAAGAAAACTAATAAAATGTTATATAAATCCCTGTGTCATACCATACGTGAGGATGGTGCATACATAGAGGCAGGAGAAAATGATAACATGATCGTGCACAAACTAACTGTTAATCCACACACGCTTGGTATCTTTGGGTTCAGCTTTTTAGATATGAATGGTGATAAGATACAGGGTAGCATTGTTCAAGGACACAAACCTACGTTTGAGAACATTGCATCAGGTAAGTACCCTGTGTCTAGACCACTATACTTCTACGTAAAGAAGTCCAACATTGGACTAGTCAGAGGACTAAGAAAGTACGTGGATATGTTTGTATCAGAGAGAGCATCTGGATCAGATGGTTATCTAACAGACTACGGACTGATACCACTAGGTGATGCAGAGCGTAAGCAAAGATCCAAAGCAGTAATGAAACTACAAAACCTATCAATGTAAAGGAGGTTATCATGCGTAAACCTATGTCAGATGAGCAGAAAAAAGCAGCAGCTAAACGTCTTGAGAAAGCACGTGCAGCCAAACGTAAACCTGCCAACCTTAGTGTGCATGAAGATGTGCGTAACTTAGACAGTGAGCACCCTGTAACTATGGACAAAGTTAAGTCATGGATTAAGCACAATGAAGAGGTGCTATCATCCTTGAAGATGTCCTGTAGAAGAGACAAAGCTATGCAGAAAAAACTTAACAACGAGATGAACATTATTGATATGTACATACACAACATGAAGTTTTATTTGCGTACTGGTCTGTGGCTGGACAGTGTGTACGGTCAGGACAGGGAGCACAGTGTGATAAAAAAGTGCACAGTCATGGCTTACGATAAGCAAGGCAATGCCAAGCGATCAGTAGGTGTACACTATCCTGACATAGGTTTATACACCAAAGAGATGCAACAGGAGGAAGTGGAAGCAGTATGAGGCCAGTATCTGTAAAACGATTAGTCAACTTGTATGTGCAATCACCAGAGTTTAATCGGCTACGTGATAGAACACAGCTAGATTACAAAAGGTTCTTGAAAGTATTGACAGATACCTTTGGTGAGAAAACAGCCAATGCTGTATCAGGCAAGGATGCTAGACTAGCCTACGAAGAATGGGTTAAGCGTGGCATACAGTTGGCTAATCATGTCTCTGTCGTAGCAGGTAGAGCATACAGGTATGGGTTGGATATGGAGTACGTGAAGAACAATCCGTTTACATTGGTCAGAAAGATCACTCCTACTCCACGTAAAGTTACATGGACAGAGGATCAGGTGCGTGAGTTTCTTAACGTAGCCTATGGTGACTTTGTTTATCGTAACGTGGGACTGATAGTGCAGATGGCATACGAGTGGTGTCAACGTGTGGGTGACATGCGAGTGCTTGAATGGTCTAGCATAGACTTCGATAACAGGAGGTTAGACCTAGTGCAGTCTAAGCGTGGTGCATCTGTGCACCTACCCATATCAGACGGACTACTTGAGATGTTGGAAGAACAACGTAATGACTTTGACTTTCAACAGTATGTAGCACCTATGCCTACACCTGTAGACGGTGAGTACAAACCATTCTCTATGGAGAGGTTGTCTAAGATAGGTAGAAAGATTATGCGTCAGGCTGAACTGCCAGAAGAATTACGCTTGATGGATCTACGTAGAACTGGTACAACTGAGATGGTAGAGGCAGGTGTGCCACTGCCACAGATCATGTCGGTGACAGGTCACGCCAATCCACAGTCAGTGAAACCGTACATTAAGAATACATACCTTAGTGCTAACAGTGCATTGACTACACGACAACAGTTTAAGGAGGAATGATATGCCATATAAAGATCCACTCAAACAAAAAGAATATCAACATAACCATAACAAGAGGTACAGTGAAAGGCGTAGAGAGCTACGCATAAAAAATTGGGACTTACAAAAATTTCAAAAAATTAGATACAGAGCTAAGAAAGAGGGTATACATTTTAGCATTACCGCAAAATATATAAAGTCTATGTACCCTGAAGATGGGCTATGCCCTGTATTTAAAAAACCTTTTGTGTTCGGCGAACTAAGTGAATGGAACCTGTCTGTTGACAGAATAATACCAGAGCTAGGCTATCGTGAAGGTAACATAATACTAGTGTCTAAACGTGCTAACACAATGAAGAGTAACGCTGAAGTAAAAGACATAGTTAAGTTAGGCAGTTTTTATACTAACCTTTTAAAGGAAAAAGAATGTACAACTTTATCCAAAACCTAGACATACAGGAGTCTGAAACAATCAGGATGGATTGCCCTGAGTGTAGAGGACGCAAGACATTTACAGTGACCAACAACAATGGACATCTATTGTGGAACTGTTACAAAGCATCGTGCAATGTAAGAGGTACACATAAGATGAGGATGTCTGCTGAGTCTATATACAGGAGATTAAACATGACAGAGGAAAACTATACCACAGAGTTTTGTATGCCAGTAAACATTGTGCCTCTGAGCAGTGAGTATGAACAGGCAATGGCATGGGCATTTGGTTGGAACCTGTCACCAAACAGACACGGTTTGATGTATGACATACGTGAGCACAGAGTTGTGTTTCCTGTTGTGCATGGTAGTGTCACGGTGGACGCTACAGGTAGAGCAATAGGTAAGCGTTTGCCTAAGTGGAAACGATATGGAAATAATAGGTTGCCATATGTTCACGGTTATGGTAAGGTGGCAGTTGTTGTGGAGGATTGTATAAGTGCTGCTGTCGTTGGAGATGATCGACATACAGGTGTAGCATTAATGGGAACATCAATGTCTAACGAACAAAAGCAGTACCTATCACAATTCTCTACAGCATTGGTTGCTTTAGATAAGGATGCAGTAAACAAAGCACTACAGGTAGCAAAGGAGTTGAAGGGTGTAGTAGAGAAAGTTAAGATCCTGATGTTAAAGGATGATTTGAAGTATGGAAATGACAAGGATATAGAATTACTTAACATGGCTTGAAAGGAGAAATGATGGAACTTTCTCTAATAAGAAATCTAATGGACAAAGATTTTTATTATGGTAATAAAGGCACAAGGTGTCCTGATAAACTGTTCACCAAAGATGTCCAGAAGATTAAACATGCAATAGATAACGCTATGGAAAACTATGAACGTAGTGTCTCACCAGAAGAAGTTGAGGCACTTTTTTTATCGGCTAATCCTACGCTTACTACTGCACAGAAGTCTGTGTTTGCAGATATGTTTGAACAGTTAAAGCAACAGCAACTAATGGACAAAGGTATAGCACGTGATGTTATGAGCACGTTGTTTAGACAGGTGGTTGGGGAAGAGGTAGCTAACTTAGGTTTTGATTTTGTTAATGGTGATGCTACTACATTAGAACCCTTACGTAACCTACTAGACACATATGCAGATGATTTTATTCCTAGCATACAGGTTAATTGGGATGAGACAGACATGGTTACACTGATAAAGCAAAACAGCATGGACCCACAATGGAAGTTTAACATACGTACCTTGGCACGTAGAGTACCCGGTATAAGTCAGGGCCATCTCATCACAGTAGGTGCTAGATCCAACACAGGTAAAACTAGCTTCCATGCAAGTTTAGTTATGGGTGACGGTGGGTTTGCAGATCAGGGTGCTAACGTGGCTGTGCTATGTAACGAAGAGTCAGTGCAACGTGTGCGTATGCGATACATCAATGCAGCCACAGGTAGGACAGGCAAAGAGATACTTGATGACGTAGACAGTAATCTTATGGTGTACAGAGAGAAGTCTAAGAATGTAAGACACACAGACGCTACGGCTAAGACTATGGATTGGGTAGAGGCTGTGTGTAAAAGATACAAACCTGACGTTTTAGTGCTTGACATGGGCGATAAATTTGCTAAAACTTCTACGACAATAAGTACACATGAATTACTAAAGCAGAATGCAATACACGCCAGACAGATAGCCAAGCAACATGAGTGTGCTATCTTCTACATGTCACAACTGGCTGCTGAAGCAGAAGGACGCATTGTTCTTGATCAGTCCATGATGGAGGGATCTAAGACAGGTAAGGCAGCAGAGGCAGATTTGATATTGTTACTCGCAAGAAACTCTATCAAGGAGGCAGGTGATACGGATGAAGATCCAGAACGACACATTACTATAGGCAAGAATAAGATTACAGGTTGGCATGGTGTAGTAACATGTGAATTAGATAACCAAGTAGCAAGATTTACAGCATAAGGAGGATACATATGGTAAATATATTTAGACCCAAACCAGATGCAGAGGAACAGATCTTCTTTCCTTTTGGACCTGTTATGGGTTACAAGAAACTAAGTGCAAAGTTTGTAGCAGATATGAATACACTCTTTGATAAAGACGTTGCATCTATGACAGACTACTCTGATCAGCTAGTCGGTAAGGTAAAGCAGGAGTTGTTCTTTACAGATGAGATGAGAGATACATTCTTGAATGAGATCAAACAGTTTGTAGGTAGTTACAATAACACAGCTACAATACGTAACTCATACGGACAGAACATGTTAGACACAGAGAAGAATAATTATTCTGTACAGTTTATATCAGGCTGGATGGTGCGTCAGTTTGAGAATGACTACAATCCATTGCACCTACACACAGGGTGTAGAATGTCATGCGTTGGCTATCTCAAGTTGCCTGATGGTATTGACTCTGAATGGGAAGAGGATTACAAAGATCACCATCCTTCACATGGACACATACAGTTTGTGCATGGCACTGCCAGTACGTATAGTGCTACAAACTTTATGGTTAAGCCACAGGTGGGTGACTTCTATTTGTTTCCTAGTGAGTTATTTCACTGTGTCTATCCATTCAAGACTAAGGGTGAACGTAGATCCTTTAGTGTAAACTTTAACTTCCTTGAGATCCCAAAGAAAGTGGAGCAAGAAAATGATGGAACAGTTAAAGCATCAGTTGTCGGACAAGAGGGCTAGTGGTCCAGTGAAACTTACCTTAGACGTTGAGAACACAGTAACAAAACGTAACGGTAAGTTGCACCTTGATCCCTTTGAACCTGACAATACGTTGGTCATGGTGGGTATGCTCGATGATCGTGGTAATGAAACAATAGTTACCTTTGATCACAGTGAAGTATCACCCACCAGTGATGGACACAAGATAGTGCAGGACGCTTTGGATAAGGCTACTGTA